AAAGCCTCTGCAAAACCATATGCTATTCTAGCTTTGTTTGCCTCGCCAGAGGCCGTTAAAGCTCTTCCCTTTTCAAGAGCTAATGAACGCATATCTCTAATTTCGTTTACAGTTAAAGGCTGAAGTTCGTCAGTAGCTTCTGTAACAGGGATATTGGCTTCTTCTATTTTTCTTTTTCTATATGTATTTACTAACTCTAAAGCATCTTTATGTTGATTTTTGACTTGTTCAAATCGTCTTTGTCTTTCTCCCGCAGCTTGTCGAGTTGTTCCGCCTTTAAATACATCTGTAGCTTGAACTGGCTTATTTGCCCTTATCGTTGATAACAAACTTGTTAGTTCGCCAGCATCTAATTGATCTAATTCTCCTAGATCTAAATCTTTTCTTGCTTGATCAACTACATTTAAAACTAGATTATCTGTTCGTCTAGGTAAAACACCTCTTGCTGTTATCTGCTCAATAACCTTGTCAAATTCTGCAATTCTATTAGTAGTTGCTCCGGGTGTAAGATCTTCTAAACCAAGTTCAATTTTTTTTCTGGCTACAAAATTATTTAGAGGGCTTAGATCTTTTAAAAACTCTGCAAAAGCCTCGTTGGTTGTAGGCATATTTCTTTCAAAATACCTGATAAAATTAGGTGTATCTACAGGATTACCCTCTGTGTTGAGAAAAGACGTAATCTCTAAATTACCAATATCTCTATAAAGTCTCTTTTCTTGGTTTCGGGCTTCCTGTAAAGCAGAACCAGTAACTTCAAATAATTTCTCAGATAATTTTTTGTTATTAATTGGTTTGTCTTTGTAAACAGCTTTGAAAGCATTTAATACTCTGTCAGAACGTAAAGCTAACTGTTCGGCTAAGTAACCGTCAAATCTTAGTTTTTGTAATTTAGCGGCTTCTTGTATCGCGGTCTTATCACCAGTGGCAACCAAAGCGTTTATTAAATTTCTTATAGCCTTGTTTGCGGCAAGGTGCGCTTCGTTTCTTGTTTTACCAAGACCTTGTGAATCAGAAGCTAATCTTGCTTCAATAGCCATCAGGGTTGGATTACCTGTTTTTTGGCCAGCCGTTAAGTTTATATCGTCTAGTTGTTTTGTTAATGAGTCGTCATCTAGTGCTTTGATAAGACCTTCAATATCATCACCCTGTTCGTTTAATATTTCTCTTACTCTTCGCACTGCATCTAATTGTCTTTTCTCCTTACCAAGACCCGATCCTTGAATTATTTCTTTTCGGCCCTCAGCAGAAAAAGGTTTTTTAATTGCATTTTTAATATTTTCAAAGTTTTTAACGACTGTGCCAAAAGCTAATTGTGGGCCTATACCACCTGCAATTTCAAAAGGTATTCTTACAGCAGCTTGTTCTGGAGCAATGTTCTCTGCAAAGTAGGCACCACTCGTGGCGCCTGACAAACTTAACCCCTCTAAAAAAGCCATTCTTTTTGGTTTGTCTTTAAACTCTTTTCCTGTTTTGTTTAAAAGTGTTTCTACGCCGCTAATTAATTTAGTTGATAAAGGAGGTTTACTTCTTTGCAATCCTGTTTGCGGAGAACCTGTTTTAATTATCTCATCTAAATTTTTAAGGTATGTTGATGCACCAAAACTTACGTTTTTAGATATTAAGAAAGGCATCGGTAGCCACGCTAAACCACCGGCCGTGGTTCTTCCAGCTTCATATGCTGCCCTGTGGCTAGGTATTGGTAGAGATTCATCTCCAAAAACAAAATTAGCTAGGTCATCGCCTGCTTCGTAGGTAGCAAATGCACCTAGAGTACCTGTTACAAGAGGCACACCAAACTTCACACCAACTAATAAAGGATTGACAGGAGGTATACCAGAGGTAAGAGCTGCGCCCGTTTTAGCCCCTGCATAGAAACCAGCCGCACTTGGTCCTGATTTTAATAACTCTCGACCAAACCCTGAAAAAAATCCAACTTCCTCTAGGTTTGTAAATTGTTTTAGTATAGCTTCATCGGTCAGTCCCCGTTCATCAGCTGGTATATTTTTATTGTCTGGATCAAGATCAAAATACTTAGCCGTTCCATCTTTTAAACTTTGATAATTAAACAAATCTGGAAACTGTTGACTTATTTCATTCACCGCGTTTTCAGCAAGAAAAGATGTAGCTCCTTCAGGTCCTTTATCTTGTGTAAAGAAACTTGCTTGATCAGGAGTAAATTCTATTTCTGGAACAGTAACCACACCATCTGGGGTTGTTATATCTAATACGTTAGCCATTAATTAACTTTTCTTTTTTTTAAAATGTTTTTTAATAGTTGCTCCGAGCCACCGCTGCCCTTACCAAACCCTCCAAACTTTTCATAACTTCTTAGAGCAATACCATAATTATTAATTAAATTTTTCATCATAGTGATGCTTTGTCTAGCTTTTGTTACTTGAGATTCAGTATATTGTCTCGGAGAATTAACAATCATTCTCTTTTCATCTAATTTAGCTTTTATTGTTTGTTGCGTCTGTTTAAGTTGAGCATACGCATTTGCATCTGTCATAGTTCCTGTAGGTCTTAAAATATCTCTTCTTACAATAGCTATGGTGTCTTTGTCTAATCTATCATTAGATACGGCCTCTCTTAAAAAACCCTCTGTTACATTAGCAAGAGCATTTAACATTTTTCTAGCAGAAGATGTTTGAGAAAGAACGTCTCCATCACCTACTCCTATTTCAGATATTTGACCCGCAATCCATCTCAAACCAGTATTAACCGTTGACATAACACCTGTGCCTTGCGTTAAGTCTACGCCTTCATCAATTACAGTATTAATTGCTTCTTCCCCAGCCTCATCAGAGATAGGTCTTAATTCCTGTATCCTAGATTCAGTCAAGCCTAATTTATATAAAGGTATGTCAGGTATTCTTAAACCCTGCTCAAGTCTATCGACTAATATCTCTTTTAGATAAGGTGGTAATTCTTTTTCGATAGTCTCACCCGTTGGGCTGGTTGTCTTTGCAATATAATTTTGTACGGCGAGCTCGAATTG